TTTGTTGAAAATCAAAAGCATGTGCTATTACATGAGTACGCTGGTATAAGCCAACAGATGGAAGAGTATAAAAAAGAGTTAGAAAAAGAATACGGTGCAATTAGCATTGACCTAGAAACAGGTGAGTATACTGAAATCGAAGCTTCAGAAGAAGTAAAAGAATAAAATGTCTAGTATTATAAGGAAGATCAGCATTGGTTCTGATTATAAAAATGATGCCATGCACTACTCCGTTGGGCAAGAAGTCTATGGGGGACATAAAATAGCTTATATCATATTTGAAGATACTGATAAGTCTTATAATATTTTTATTAAAAAAAATAATGAGGTATTGCCGTGGAAGAAGTTTAATTCTAACATGGCCGTATCTGTTGAATATAATTTAGAATATGAATAGTGTATATGATTTTATTGTTGAACCAATAGGAGAAAGATATAATAACACTTTAAAAATAGGTAATAAAAATTTAATAGTAAATTCTAGTATAGAATCATTTAAATTTATAAATAAAAAAGCTAAAGTAATTTCAATACCCTTAGCATATAAAACTCCAATAAAAGTAGGTGATGAAATAATAATACATCACAATATTTTTAGAAGATATTATGATATAAGAGGTAAAGAAAAAAATAGTAGTAAATATTTTAAAGATAATTTGTATTTTTGTCAAATAGATGAAATCTATTTATATAAGCAAAACAAGAAATGGAAGTCTTTTGGAGACAGATGCTTTGTTAAACCTATTTTAAATAAAGACTATTTAAAGCAAGATAAAGAACAAAGCCTTATTGGTATACTAAAGTATGACAATAGCTCTTTAAATGCGCTTGATATTAGCTCTGGGGACCTAGTGGGGTTTACACCAAATGGTGAGTGGGAGTTTATAATAGATAATGAGCGTTTATACTGTATGAAATCAAATGATATTGTTATTAAATATGAACACAAAGGAGACGAAGTTGAATATAATCCAAGCTGGGCAGTTAGCAGTTAAGGAATTAATTAAAGTAGCTAAAGAAGCAATTGTAGATTCAGGCGATGATATATCTGCAGATAGGCTTAAAAATGCTGCTGCAACTAAAAAGCTAGCAATATTTGACGCATTTGAAATATTAAGTCGAATAGAGCAAGAGGAAAAAATGCTAGAAGATAACACAAAGCAAGCTAACAAGTTTGGTGGCTTTGCTGAAAGCAGATCTAAATAATGTATCAACAAACGCTATATTCAATTGTAGAAGATCATATAAGACCTAATACTTTAAAAAGATTAAATAGATTAAAAAGTTTTAAGTACGGTTATAACAAAGAATATGATTTAGTAGTTATAAGTAAAAACGGTACAGTAGGTGCAATATATGATATACAAGGCTTTAGAATTGGCATACCAATAATAGATAAAGCTTATAAAAGAAGTAAAATAAAAGCTGAACAGTACTGGGAAAAATTTGAATACCCTAAAGCACTTAGTAAAATTAAAAGTGTTTTTGACTGGAATAATTATCCTGACAATTTTAAAGAACAATGGTATAACTATATAGAGAATGAATTTAAAGCTAGAGAAGAAGGGTTTTCGTTCTATAATAATGGTATCCCTACTTACATTACTGGTTCTCACTACATGTACTTGCAATGGACCAAGATTGATGTTGGGGCCGCAGAGTTCAGGGAATCTAACAGATTATTCTACATTTTTTGGGAAGCCTGTAAGGCCGACAATAGATGTTACGGTATATGCTACCTCAAGAATAGACGGTCTGGGTTTAGCTTCATGGCATCATCAGAGACTGTTAGCCAGGCAACGATATCAAGCGATGCTAGATTTGGAATTTTATCGAAGACGGGTGCTGATGCAAAAAAGATGTTTACCGACAAAGTTGTACCCATATCCACGAACTATCCGTTCTTCTTCAAACCGGTACAGGACGGGATGGACAGGCCGAAGACCGAGCTTGCGTACAGGGTCCCGGCGTCGAAACTAACTAGAAGAAAAATAGAATTAAACGAGCAGTTAAAAGACATTGAAGGATTAGATACTACTATTGACTGGAAAAATACAGGAGATAACAGTTATGATGGTGAAAAATTAAAGCTGTTAGTACATGATGAATCTGGTAAATGGGAAAGACCGGATAATATATTAAACAATTGGAGAGTAACTAAAACAACATTAAGATTAGGTAGCCGGGTAGTTGGTAAATGCATGATGGGTTCAACATCAAACTCATTAGATAAAGGAGGGGAAAATTTTAAACGATTATATGAAAATTCAAACGTTACTAAAAGAAACCGCAACGGCCAGACTAGCTCAGGATTATATTCTTTGTTCATACCTATGGAATGGAATTACGAAGGATTCATTGATAAATATGGAATACCTATATTCGATACACCCAAAAAAGCAGTAAAAAGTATAGACAACAGTGAAGTAGATATAGGTGTAATTGATTATTGGCAAAATGAAGTTGAAGGATTAAAGGCTGATCAAGACGCTTTAAACGAATATTATAGACAATTTCCAAGAACTATACAGCATGCTTTTAGAGATGAAACAAAACAATCTTTATTTAATCTAACTAAGATTTATGAGCAAATAGATTACAATGAAGAAATTACCAGATCAAGTTTAATAACACAAGGTAATTTTCAATGGTTAGGGGGAATACGAGATACTAAAGTAATGTTTGTTCCTAATAATAAAGGAAGATTTTTTATTTCCTGGGTTCCTGATAATGAAATGCAAAATAAAATGATTTTAAAGAACGGAATGAAATATCCGGGAAATGAACATTGTGGAGCATTTGGATGTGATAGTTATGATATATCTGGTACAGTTGATGGCAGGGGATCTAAGGGATCTTTACATGGATTAACTAAATTTTCTATGGAAGATATTCCGCCTAATATGTTTTTTTTAGAATATATAGCAAGACCTGATAATGCCGAAACTTTTTTTGAAGACGTATTAATGTCTTTAGTGTTTTATGGAATGCCAATACTTGCAGAAAATAATAAACCAAGATTATTATATTATTTAAAAAGAAGAGGTTATAGAGGTTACTCAATAAATAGACCTGATAAAACTTATAATAAATTATCTATTACTGAAAGAGAGATCGGAGGCGTACCAAACTCTAGTGAAGATATGAAGCAAGCGCATGCCGCTGCTATAGAAAGCTACATAGATGAATATGTTGGATTTAATAATGACACTTATGGAGATATGTATTTTATAAGAACATTAAATGATTGGTCTAAATTTAACTTAAATAATAGAACAAAATACGATGCTTCCATTAGTTCGGGGCTAGCAATAATGGCTTGTAATAAAAACAAATATGCTCCTGTAGCAAAAAGAGTATTTAAGCCTGTAAGTTTAGGAATAAAAAAGTATAATAATGATGGTTTTACATCAAAAATAATTCAAAAATAAATGGTTTACACAAATTATAACAGTTCATTCCCAGACCAGGTAGTACCTGATTCAGTAAAGAATAGTTATGACTATGGGTTACAAGTAGCTCAAGCTATAGAAAACGAATGGTTTAGGCAAGACATAGGCAATGATAGATATTTACAAAATTTTCAAAACTATCATAGCTTAAGATTGTATGCTAGAGGAGAACAACCTGTTCAAAAGTATAAAGATGAATTATCTATTAATGGTGATTTATCTTATTTAAATTTAGATTGGAAAATAGTTCCAGTTATTCCAAAGTTTATAGATATTGTAGTAAATGGAATGACGGATAAAGGATACAAAATAAAATCATTTGCTACAGATCCATTTGCATTAAAAGAAAGAACTGATTTTGCTTTTAATGCTATTAGAGATATAACAAATAAAGAGCAAATTGAAAAATTAAATGAATTAACAGGAGGAAATTTTTATGCCTCTGCAGACCCAGGAAGTCTTCCAGCATCTCAAGCGGAGTTAGATTTATATTTACAATTAAATTATAAACAAAGTGTTGAAATAGCAGAAGAAGAAATAATTAAAAATGTTTTTTCTTATAATAAATACGAAAACATACAACGCAGAATTGCGTATGATTTAGCTGTATTAGGTATTGGTGTATCAAAAACTAGTTTTAATTTGTCAGAGGGTATAACCGTTGATTATGTAGATCCCGCTGCTATAGTTTATTCTTATACAGAGGATCCAAACTTTGAAGATATATATTATGTGGGAGAAGTTAAAAATTTAAGCTTGTCTGAAATAAAAAGATTATATCCTTATTTAACTGATCAAGATTTACAAGAAATACAAAAGTACAAAGGCCCTTCTAATACTAATTACACAAGAAATTACGGAGGACAAGACGATAATAATTTAGTATCAATATTATTTTTTGAGTACAAAACATATACTAATCAAGTATTTAAATTAAAAAATACCGAACAAGGGCTTGAAAAAATATTAGAAAAAGATGATACTTTTGATCCCCCTGAAAGTGACAATTTTAGCAGAGTATCAAGAAGCATTGAGGTTTTATATACCGGTGCTAAAGTATTAGGAATGAGTAAAGTTTTAAATTGGCAGTTAGCAGAAAATATGACTCGCCCTAGCTCAGACGTTACTAGGGTAAATATGAATTATTCTCTTTGTGCTCCAAGAATGTATAAAGGACGCATAGATTCTATTGTTAGTAGAATAACTAGTTTTGCAGATATGATTCAATTAACTCATTTAAAACTACAACAAGTATTATCTAGAGTTGTACCGGATGGGGTATACTTAGATATGGATGGTTTAGCTGAAGTTGATCTTGGTAATGGTACTAATTATAATCCAGCAGAAGCTTTAAACATGTATTTCCAAACTGGTAGTATTGTGGGTAGATCTTTAACACAAGATGGTGAATTAAATAGAGGTAAAGTTCCTATACAAGAATTACAATCATCTAGCGGTCTTGCTAAAATACAATCTTTAATACAAACTTATCAGTATTATTTACAAATGATAAGAGATGTAACAGGATTAAATGAAGCTGTTGACGGATCCATGCCCGATAAGAATGCATTAGTAGGGTTACAAAAAATGGCAGCTGCTAATTCAAATGTGGCTACTAGGCATATTTTAAAAGCTTTAATGTATATAACAATTAAAATTGCTGAAAACGTAAGCCTAAGGGCTAACGATGCTTTACAATTCCCCTTAACTAAAGAAGCATTATTAAATAGTATTAATACTTTTAATGTTAGTACTCTGAAAGAAATGGAAAAAGTAGCTATGCATGACTTTGGTATATTTTTAGAATTAGAGCCAGATGAAGAAGAAAAAGCAAAATTAGAACAAAATATACAAGTTGCGTTACAATCAGGTGGTATTGATTTAGATGATGCTATTGATATAAGAGAAGTATCTAATATAAAATTAGCTAATCAGCTTTTAAAATTAAAACGTAAAGAAAAACAGCAACAAGCTCAAGAAGCTCAACAAGCTAATATACAAATGCAAGCTCAGGCTAATGCACAAGCCTCTGAATCAGCCGCTTTGGCAGAAGTTCAAAAACAACAAGCTTTGGCAGAAACAAAAGTTCAAATTGAAAAAGCTAAGTCTGATTTTGAAATAAGTAGAATGGAACAAGAAGCCTTAATTAAAAAAGAATTAATGGCTGAAGAATTTAATTATAACATTCAATTAGCCGAAGCGCAGGCAAGAACTACCACTAAAAAAGAACAAGAAATAGAAGATCGAAAAGACGAAAGAGTTAAAATACAAGGAACTCAACAATCAGAACTTATTGATCAAAGACAAAACGATTTATTACCCAAAAATTTTGAATCATCAGGGAATGACAATTTAGATGGGTTTGGCCTAGAACAATTTGGCCCAAGGTAATTTTTATTAATTAATTTTATTATATCATGTCAACAGAAGTAAAACAAGAGGGAGAGTTTAAAGTTAAAAAACGAACTCCAAAAAAGTTAGTAAACCAAAAAGGTAACATAACTAAATTAGATTTAACAAAGCCAGGAAATGAACAAGGAGTTGTAATACCTTCAGTACAAAAGGTTGTTATACCTAAAGAAGAATTAAAAAAACAAGAAAATGCCATTCAAGAGCAAAGCCCAGATGAGGTATCTATACTCAACGAATCCAACACTAGCGAAGGAATTCGAGAAGGAAACGAGCAAACAACAGATGAAAAATCTGCCAGAGAAAATAATAGCAATGCTGGCGCCGAAGAAATAGAATCTCCTATACAAGTTATTGAAGAGGATGAAGATAATTTTGAAAAAAAAATAGCTGAAGAAGCCAATAAAGTTTCTAATACCTTTGAAAAAGAAACATTACCAGAAGCACAAGATTTGCCAGATGGTATAGATAAGCTTATAAAGTTTATGAAAGAAACCGGGGGAGATGTTAATGATTATGCTAGATTAAATGCTGATTATTCTACAGTAGATAACACTACATTAATTAGAGAATATTATAAACAAACAAAACCTCATTTAGATTCAGAAGATGTAAGTCTTTTATTAGAAGATTTTGATTATGATGCTGAAATAGATGAGGATAGAGATATACGCAAAAAGAAACTTGCGTTTAAAGAAGAAGTTGCAAAAGCTAAAAACTTTTTAGAAGATACTAAGAGTAAATATTACGAGGAAATCAAGTTGAGACCCGGTGTTACTCAAGATCAACAAAAAGCCACTGACTTTTTCAACCGATACAACGAAGAGCAAAAGCAAAATGAAGAAATTCGAGAAAGCTTTTTTAACACCACTAAAGATTATTTTTCTAATGATTTCAAAGGTTTTGATTTTAAATTAGGAAATAAAAAAGTTAGATACGGTGTTAAAGATCCAATCTCAGTTGCTGAAAGCCAAAAAGATCTTAATACTTTTGTTGGAAAATTTCTTGACAATGAAGGAAAAATGAATGATCCAGGAGGTTATCATAAAGCTATTTATGCCGCGCGTAATGCTGATACTATGGCAACGCATTTTTATGAGCAAGGCCGTGCCGATGCTATTAAAGATCAAATCGCCAAGTCTAAAAACATAACAACAGAGCCCAGGCAAACTGCTAGTGGTGATGTATTTGTTAATGGATTAAAAGTAAAAGCACTTTCTGGTGTAGACTCTTCAAAACTTAAAATTAAAAACAGAAAATTTAACAATTAAAAATTAATTAACTATGGCAAATGTCATCCCCAGTTTTGGGGCAATTACACCGAGTCAACAACAACAGGCTCTATCAACAAATTATTTACAATTCACAAACGCCGCTGGAGCTAACTTTTCCTCTTTTGCACAACAATATCTTCCTGAGATATATGAGCAAGAAGTAGAGCGTTATGGGAATAGAACACTTTCTGGATTCCTTCGTATGGTTGGAGCAGAAATGCCTATGACTTCAGATCAAGTTATTTGGTCAGAACAAAATAGATTACACGTTGCTTACAATGCAGTTACTAAAACAGCTGCTAACGACAACATTTTAACTTTTCCACTTGTGGCTGTTGCAGGTCCTACATTTGTAGACAATGTAATTTCAGTGCAGGATACTATCGTTATTATGAACCCAACTAATGGACTAGAAGTAAAAGCTTTAGTTACAGCTAGTGCAGGTTCTAATGCTGCTGGTTCTGCTCTTGGTACAATTACTGTTGCTCCTTATATTGGTGCTAGTGTAGCAACTACTTTAGGTGCGGCTGGAGCTAATCTTGCTGGTCTTAAAATCTTTGTTTACGGTTCTGAATACAGAAAAGGAACAAATGACAATACCATTACAAGCATTACTCCTTCATTTACTCAATTTAACAACTCTCCTATTATTATTAAGGACAGATACGAAATTAACGGATCTGACATGGCTCAAATTGGATGGATTGAAGTAGCTACAGAAGATGGAACTTCAGGTTACTTGTGGTATCTAAAAGCTGAATCTGAAACTCGTTTGCGTTTTGAAGACTATCTTGAAATGGCAATGGTTGAAGGTGAGCTTGCTGCTGCAGGTTCTGCAGTTGCTGGTCTTGCGCCTACTTTTGGCGGAACTGAAGGTCTTTTTGCTGCTATCAATACTAGAGGTAATGTACTAAATAACTTTAGCGCTACTGCTGGTCTTGGAGAATTTGACAGTATTCTTAAGAATCTTGACACTCAAGGGGCTATTGAAGAAAACATGCTTTTCTTAAACAGAAAAACTTCTTTAGATTTTGATGATATGCTAGGTGCTATTTCATCAGGAGTACAAGGAGGTACTGCTTTTGGATTGTTTGAAAACTCTGAAGAAATGGCTTTGAATCTTGGTTTTTCAGGATTTAGAAGAGGTTCTTATGACTTTTACAAAACTGACTGGAAATATCTTAACGATGCTTCTACAAGAGGTGGAGTACAGGTTTCAGGTATTGATGGAGTTCTTATTCCTGCAGGTACGTCTACAGTTTACGATCAAATTTTAGGATCTAATATTCGTAGACCATTCCTACATGTACGTTATAGAGCTTCTGAAACAGAAGATAGAAGAATGAAATCTTGGATTACAGGTTCTGCCGGTGGTGCTTACACTACAGGAATTGACTCTATGGTAGTTCACTTCTTATCTGAAAGATGTTTATGTGTACAAGGTGCTAACAATTTTGTATTGTTTACTGCATCATAGTATTTTTGATAAAGATAAGGCGTCATACATTTGGCGCCTTGCTTTATCTTTTTTAATTATTTAATTTTATTATATCATGGCTAAAAAAGCTACTACCGCAGTAAAAGACATTGAGGTTGCAACTCAAACAATTGAAAAACCAATTACTAAAACCACTCAACAGCCTAAAAAATCTAGTTGGGAAATTAAAGATAGAACGTATACTTTACTTGGGCATCACTCCCCAATAACTTATACAATACCGGCAAGGCATAGTGCTAAATATCCTTTGCTTTGGTTTGATGAAGAATCAGGCGAACAAAAAGAATTAAGATATGCAACTAATCAAAACTCCGTATTTGTACAAGAACAAAAAGGAGAAGCTACATTAGGCCATATTATTTTTCATAATGGTACATTAAGTGTTAGTAAGCAAAATCAAAACTTACAAAAAATGCTTTCTTTATACCATCCTACTAAAAATATAAAATATAAAGAATTTGATCCAGTTGAAATAGCGCATGATGAGTTAGACGATTTACAAATAACAATCGAAGCTTTAAACATGGCTAGAGAAATGGATATTGATATAGCAGAAGCTGTATTAAGAGTTGAGATTGGATCTAAGGTATCTGAGATGAGTTCTAAGGAGATTAGAAGAGACTTGATACTATTTGCACAACGCAACGCAGAACTATTCATAGATCTTGCTAATGACGATAATGTTCAACTTAGAAATCTTGCTATAAATGCTACTGAAGCGGGCATTATATCTTTATCTCAAGATCAAAGAACATTTAATTGGGCTTCTAATAATAGAAAATTAATTAATGTTCCTTTTGATGAAAACCCATATTCGGCTATGGCAGCATTCTTTAAAACAGATGAAGGAGTAGAAATTTATAAATCTATAGAGAAAAAACTTTCATAACGTGTAATATTTATAATATATAGAGCCGTCATTTGGCGGCTTTATTATTATATAACAAAAAACAAACAATGGCAATAAACGTAAATGATGTATATCAAACGGTTTTATACATATTAAATAAAGAGCAAAGAGGTCTTATGACTCCTAGTGAATTTAATAGTGTTGGAACTCAAGTACAGCTTGAAATATTTGAAAAATACTTCGAAGATTTAAATCAACAAATACGTGTGCCACAAACAAGCACAACATATGCCGATAGAGTTGAAAACATAGATGAAAAAATATCTATATTTAAAACTTTTGGTAATGCTATATATGATAATATATCAACCCCAGGACAGGCTTATTTTACTTTGCCAGCTATAGACTCTTATGGTGCTGCCGTTTCTTTTTATAGATTAGGCGAAGTAACTTATAGTAATGAAGTACTACTACAAAAACTTCAAAGAAATGATTTTTATACTTCAGAAAAATCAAAATTAACTAAAGCAACTATAACTTTTCCTACATTTTTGTATGAAAATGAAAAACTTTTTATTAGACCAACTTCTATTGTTTCTAATATACAAGTTGAATATATTCGTAAACCCTTAAATCCTATTTGGGGATTTTCAGTTGGTACTTTAGGCCAATATATTTGGAATGAATTAGCTTATAATGAAACAACACAACCAACAGGATCTGTAAATTTTGAATTGCATGAAAGCGAACAAACTGAAATTATATTACGAATATTACAATATGCTGGAATAATAATAAGAGATCCTCAAATAGTACAAGCCGCTGCACAGCAAGTGCAAATGGATGAAATGAATAAAAAAAGCTAATAAATTATGGCCAAACCTGATGGTGGTTTAATACAAGAAACCAATAGACAATATTACGAAGGCGCACAAAGTTT